AGTTAAGATGGTTGGTAAGAAGTCAGGTAAGTTGCGTATCAAATACATGCCAGCACAGTCAAATGTAAATCAGATTAGAAGTTATCTCAAAGAACTACAGATACAAACAGGAATGAAAGTTGACTTTATCATGGTTGACTATTTAGATTTAGTAATGCCTGTATCAGCAAAAGTATCGCCAAATGATTTGTTTGTTAAAGACAAGTATGTTTCAGAAGAACTGCGTAACCTAGCAAGAGAGTTTAACATATTAATGATCACTGCTTCACAGTTGAATAGAGGTGCTGTAGAAGAAGTAGAGTTTGATCACAGTCATATCGCAGGCGGGTTGAGTAAGATTAATACTGCTGATAATGTGTTTGGTATCTTTACATCAAGAGCTATGCGTGAGCGTGGCAGATATCAAATACAGTTAATGAAGACTAGGTCATCAAGTGGTGTAGGCATGAAAGTTGACTTAGATTATGATTTAGACAGTTTACGTATTACTGATCCAGGTGAAGAAGCACAAGAAAGTGGACTCAAAGGTGTAGGAGCATCAAACATTATGGGCCAAATTAAATCAAATACACAAACACAAAACACGTCAGAGCCTAAAATAGATGCTAAAGTAGATTCAAGCAAGTTAAAATCGATGTTAGCAGGCCTAAAGCGTGATCAATGATAGCAGTTCTTGCATAAATATACTAAACTGGAGTAACCAAAGTGCAGAAAAAGACTCGTAGTATATTAACTGAGCTAGACGAACTATTAGTTCACAAAGACAAAGAGAATCTAATAGAATCACGTGCCAACAACGTGATTAATTCTGCTATCAATTTAATCAAAACTATCAGAGAAAACTATGATACTGATAAAGCTGGTGAATTAGAACGTAGGTTACTGAACGCAATTAAAGGACAAGATCCGCAAAAGTTTGCCAGAGGCATTAGGAAATTCAAAGATGAAGATTAGTGAACTACAATCGTTTTGGACAAAAGGCAAAAGAAGTTCATCGGTTAAAAAACCAATTCCTACAGGAACTAAATTTGCATCTATAGATGGCAATGAGTATGAAAAAGTAGGTAACGCCTGGATGATTCCTAATTATGATTCAACTGATCCTGGTAATACAGGTACGCCAGTTGATGCTGTAAAGGCTAAACAACTAGACACAGAATACTGGGTAACACAAGCAAACAAAACAAATGTAGAACCACAATACGCAAAAATGGGCTTTAAGGTTAATAGTTTAGACCCATTGATTATTAGTTATAAAGGCACAGACTATATAATAGGTGATGAAGGCGAATGGCGTACAACAAAAAGTACTAAAAAACCTGCTGATCAAGTAGCGGATGTTTTGAATCAAATTGCTGACAAATTAAGTGGCGACTCAAAAACCTTTGCACCCGAAATTCAATTTCCAGTCAAATACAATGACCAAGTACAAGATGCTTTTAAAACTCCAAAAGGTGTTTGGTTTGTTGGTAATAAACAAATGGATCCTGTACAGGATAAACAAATTATTGCTAGTCTTGAAAAGGTAGCGGCTGAAAAGGCATGAAACTATTTGAAATAAAAAAGAAGAAGCCAAGTTGGTTACTAGTTGAAAGTAAAAATACACACTTAGAGCATCTAGAAGATTTAATCTTTAATCAAGGTTGGCAAGGTGCAGAAAGTGCCGTTGACTATTTAGAAAGTCTTAGACGAATGTTAGCAACTGGAACTGGATCAAAAACATCAGTATCAGTTAAGTGGGACGGTAGCCCTGCTATATTCTGTGGCACAGATCCTCAAGATGGTAAGTTTTTTGTAGGCACAAAAGCAGTCTTTTCAAAAGAATCTAAAGCATGTAAAACAAATAAAGACATTGAAAAGTTTTACAGCGATAAACCTGAACTAGCAACTAAACTAGCACAAGCGTTAAAGTATCTTTCTAAATTAGAAATACCTGGTGTACTACAAGGTGATTTAATGTTTACTCAGGATAGTTTAGAAACAGCAGATATCAAAGGCAAACAACATATTACGTTTACACCAAATACCATAACTTATGCTGTTCCTGTGGACAGTGAAATAGCTCAGCGTATTAAACAAGCACAACTAGGTATTGTTTTTCACACTAGCTACGAAGGTGATAGTTTAGATTCAATGACAGCTGAGTTTGGAGCAAACATTAAGGCTCTTAAACAAACTAAAGATGTATGGTTTGATGATGCTACATATAAAGATTTAACAGGACGTGCTAGTTTAACTCCACAAGAAGACAGTCAACTTACTAAAATGTTGTTTAATACTGTAAGAACAATGAAAAAAATAGGACAGTCAAAATTTGATGCAGTGTTGTCTGACAAAGAGTTTGGCAAGTACATTAAGCCTTTTGTTAATCAGCAGATACGTTCAGGTAAGCAAATTAATGACCCAACACGCTTTATTAAAGACTTTATGACCTATTACAGTCAGGATCAGTTGCAGGCAATTGATAAAATGAAAAGTGGTCCATCAAGTCCTTCGGCTCAGGCCAGACTTGAAAAGATTAAACAAAAAGAAGAGTGGATTGCTGATAACTCAAATACACTAGTTGGAATTCTAGCAATATACAAAAGAATAATTGAATTAAAAAATGTATTAATCAATAAACTTAACAATGTTGACAGTATAGGAACATTTCAAAAAACAGATGGCGGCTACCGAGTAACTAACCCTGAAGGATTTGTTGCTATTGGTCACGAAGGTGGTGCTGTTAAATTAGTTGACAGACTACAATTTTCAAGAACTAATTTTATGAAGAAACTGTAATGTTTGATTTTATACAAGAACTAACTGAAGCAAGAATGTACAAGAATAGAGACACTCTATATAACAAGAGTGCCCGTGAACTTGGACAAATTATCTTTGCTACTATCATGATGATTGAGATTCTTAGAAACATTGATCCTAATTATGCTAAAACATACATTAGAAATACCCTACAACAAAATAGATGGACTCATATGCGTCCAAGTGCTACAGACTTACACAATCTATTATCAGTAATCAACAATCAAGAAAACTACGATAAAAAAATCAAAGCAGATCCAAGTGTTACTATTCCTGTACTAGCTCTACGTAGATATATGCGTGACATCGAAGGAGGAAGAAAGGATAAACAATTAGATCGTAGCCTATTCCTAAAACTACAAGACAGTCTAAAAGTAACAGACAGTAGACTAAAATGGATACGTAGACAGGTAGCAGACTGGAACTATGTTTCTAAAGGCGAAAAAGTACTTGTACGTAGAGATCTTAAAAATCTAATGCAATTACTAAGTATCCACCTAGATATACACCAACATTTTAAAAACATCCTTACAAGCCATTAATTTTACCAAAATGGTAAATAATATTATGCTCGGACATACTCGGGTAAAATAATTGGAGAAATAAAATGGCTTTAACAAGAGCAAACGGATGGGCTTTACCATCATCAGACGCAAACGGTCAAGTAACAGGCCGTAAATTAACACACTACACAGTTTCATTAGCTAACGTTCACGTTGGTTATGCGGCTGTTGACAGTGACTATGAAAAATTAGTACGTGCTATTTCACAAGTTGGTTCAGTTGAATTATTAGGCACACCAGACAGTGGCGCTTTCCGCGTAGCTATCACTGGTGCGGCTCCTGAAGCAACAGCTGGCTCAGCATCATTACAAGGTTACTGCAACACAGCAGTTAACGGTTCTGGTGTAAGTGGCACAACAGTAGCGGCATTCACATACTAATATTTTTTTAGTACAAGAACTATAAAGGCACTTTTTTAAGTGCCTTTTTTATTGGCCATAAATAATTGCATGGAAAACAAACAATACTTGTATCAAGGATTTACTCTTGTTGATATTACACCCACTGGACAAACCAGCCATCGTGACGATCGAGTATTTGAAAGAAGTCAACAGCGTAACTACGAAACTGTTGTACAGATTCTAAGTTTACGAACACAGGTTAAAATGTTAGATTGTTGGACATTAGAAAAAGATGTTAGCAATTACCAGTTTGGCATAGATCATACTGGCGAACATCGTATTTGGAGTTTTTTGTTTTCTGTAGAATACCCAGGAATATTTCAACTAGGTGCAGATAGTTATGGTACACTAAGACAAGACTTTCAGTTAATACCCGTAATAACTGGACTGCATGAAACTGCTAGTTTTGAAAAAAATATATTTTACACCAGCGGACCCAATAATAATATATACTTTAAATACTCAAATTAGAAGTAATAAATATTATCGTAGCAATAATGCTACAAGAAAGATGCTTAAGGCAAAACATTAAGGCACACATTAAGGCAACAAATAGGCACATAAGATGGCATCGAGTCCGGATATAAAGAGACACGAGATATGTCAGCACCAGCAAAAATTGAGAAAGAAAATCTAGAAGCCCACGTTGAATTATGTGCCGAAAGGTACAGAGCGTTGGAAGATAAATTAGACAACTTAGAAGAAAGAATGGACAAACTTGAGGGCCATATGGTTGACATCAAGAATAGTCTTACGGTTGGTGAACGTACTCGCAGTGCCACAACTATCAAGTTTGCTGTTACTATTATTGGTGTATTGGCCGCGGCAGTGTTTACTTTTATAACTACTGGTATATTCCACTCATAAATAAAGTTACACTAGCAATAGGAATAACTTTATGAAAATCATCGAACTAACTAACAAAGTACTACTTCCGTTAAACAACGAAGAAACTAGCCTTTTGGAAAAGTTTGAATCGACGTCTATTGCAAAAAGTCAATTAAGTGAAAGAGAACAAGTAATTGCTAATCAATTAACAGTCAAGGACGTTCTTGTACGAACACATGAAGAAGGCAAAATCCACTACAAAAAAGTCCAAAGTAATTGAATTTGATTTAGAGAAAATCAAAAGATTTACTGAGCAAGAATTAAGCAGACTATCTCAACAGAATACAGACTTACCCTTTTGTTATCAAATTGGTAGTGATGTTCTAGTTGGAGAATGCCGTGTGAAAAAGCAATCTGATTCAGAATGGACTGTTTATCATCGCAACTACGAAGAGTTTACATTTTTCACTAGAAAGGATGCTATATTTTATTGTATAGCAATATTCAAAAATCAGATCGATTTGGCCAATACTATTAAAACTCAGGATCAACTGTTAAGTAGATTAGAGTTTGATGCCATAATATATCGTAAAAGATATAAGACAGCAACTGATAAAGGTGACGAGTTTAAAGCAGAATTATACTCAACTAGGTACTTAGACACTATGGACCGCATATCAGGGGTTAAGAAAGAATTACAAAATTGTGTAAACTTGGCTAAATACATTAAAGTAAAAATTTAGGATATAAAACCATGAAACTAGCAGAAATGTCTACAACTTCAGCAAAGAAAATTAACAAAGTGCTAGAAAGTCGCTTTGGATTTGCTATTGATTTTGATACACTAACAGTGGAAAAAGCAACTAAACTAGCAGAAACTATTGATGCTAATTTAAACAAAATCCGCCATAGTGTAAACTTACACAAAGCAGAAACTAATCCACGTTATATGGAATTGTTAACTGTACACGAAGGTTTAACAAACTGGTTAAAAGAGAATACAGATGTTGAATTTGTTACTGAAGAACCAGAAACTACTGAAGAAGTAATTACTGAAGGTGAAGTAGGCGATGCTGAAGTCTTACTAGCCGCTAAAGACATGGTTGATTCAATCCAAGACGTAATTGAGCAAGTTGGCAAAATGCAAAACGAACAATTACCACAACTGGTAGACAGTATTAGAGATCAAATTGGCAGTGAACAAGCAGAAGGTTTTGACGGTGCTGTAGGTCCTACTTTAGACACTTTAATGGATGAATTAAAAATGGCTAGAGAAGGTATAGACAATGGTGTTAAAATACTTACAGGGGAACAAGTTGAAGCACCAATGGATTTACCTGAGCCAGAATCTGAACTAGATCTTGATGAACCATTAGATGACACAGACGGCTTTAATGCTACTGATGCCGCAGTTGGTGGTGAAGAAGAACTAGGCAGAGAAAAACGATAAATCGTGCTAATATTTGAAGTTGAAAACAAAAAAATTACAGGTCCAGAGTCAAACTTAGTAACGGCTCTGGAACTAATTCGTCACAGATACAAAGACGAAGACAAACTTCCAAAAATTTCTACAAACAGTGTTATCAATCTAGTAGTTAACAGTGATGCAAACTTTAACTATGACAGTTTGGTACAAGCAAACGAACATCCAGCAGTTAAATCTATTATTAAATCATTTAATAAAGATTATGTAGAACTGCATCCAGTTGATAGTGAAGATAAAGATACTACTACAAATACCCCACAAGGCCAAAGCACTGATGCTCCTGTTGATACAGTGAGTAACATGGCTAGACGAGCCGGTAAAAAACGTAACAAATCAATATACTAATCAGTTGACTTTGGTCAATAAATAATGTTAAACTAAGTGTTAATACGGAGATATTATCTAAATGGCATATTCAGATAAAGTTTTAGATCACTACGAAAATCCACGTAATGTAGGTAGTATGGATAAGGACTTACCAACAGTTGGCACCGGTATGGTTGGTGCACCAGCATGTGGTGACGTTATGAAATTACAAATTAATGTAGAAGAAGGTATCATTACTAATGCTGTATTCAAAACATATGGCTGTGGTAGTGCTATTGCTAGTTCAAGTTTAGTAACAGAAATGTTAAAAGGAAAAACAATCGATGAAGCAACAGAAATCAAAAACTCACACATCGCGGAAGAGTTGGCTCTCCCTCCTGTTAAAATACATTGTTCTGTCCTTGCAGAAGACGCCATAAAATCAGCGATTGCAGATTATAAGAAAAAGAATGGATAATATAATTGAAACTCCGTGTATATCAATTTGTCGCATGGACGAAACAGGAAAATGTATAGGTTGTGGTAGAACCAATGAAGAAATAGTCAAATGGATAGATTACACACCTGAAGAACGTAAGACTATAATGGATAGATTGGAACAAGAAATCAATGATCAATTTAACTGATACAGCCGCGGAAAAAGCATTGTACCATATATCTAATAGAGAAGGCACATTTGGACTTCGCTTAGGAGTAAAAACTACAGGCTGTTCAGGTATGGCCTATGTTTTAGAGTTTGTTGATGCTCCCGAAGAAGAAGTAGATGAAATATTTGAAGACAAAGGTGTTCGTGTAGTAATAAGTAAAAAAGATCTTGTGTATCTAGATGGACTACAACTTGATTATCAAAAACGAGGACTCAATGAAGGATTTGAGTTTGTCAATCCAAACGAAGATGCACGTTGTGGGTGTGGGGAAAGTTTTACTGTAAAATGAAATTCCCAACAATAGAAATAGTAGATCGATACACCATAGCAGTAGTTAAACATGAAAAAACACAGGGTGCTAATCAAGAAGAATTAGATTTCTATATTACACAAATGGCAGAACTAGGACTAGCATTAGACCATAAGTTAGTGTTAGAATTAATAAAGCATCATGAATATGTATGGAACATTGAAGATGACTTTAAAAAAGCACGAGTAGACAACTTGCCACTAGATGAGATTGGTAGACGAGCATTACATATTAGAGACATAGGTTATATCAGAGTTGAGTTAAAAAATAAACTTGCAGAACTGCTTAACGATCCAGTTAAAGAAATTAAACGAGATCATATTACAGAATGACAACTATACATATTACATACGAAGCAACAGAAGTCGTTGATACTGATGATTTAGTAATAACTATCGACGATAGTCCAGTTGAATATGTATTAGAAGACAAGTTTATTATTATTGACAACAGTCCAGATGAGTTTGGGTTTCACATGTTAAAAATACATCATCCAAACATATCACAAACACAAAAAATAAAAATCAATAATTTTAATGTTAACAGTGCCAGCGTCAGACATACGCTGTTTCTTTCATATGCACCTAAAAACAATCTACGACAAAACACAACAGTAATCAGTGACTATCATCCTGAATGGCACATGCCATATGGCAATCCAGTTAGTTGGTGGTTAGCAGAGTGTGCTAGAAACTTTAAAACTAGAACATACGGTAAGCAGATAGATGATGAATACACAGTGTGGTATCCAGAAACTACACGCATCGAAGGTAATTATCCTCAAACAATGAAAGACTTTTTTGAACACAACTTTGGCTTTACAGCAGTTGAAAAATCAGAATTCAAAACAGTATTTCATAATATGAAAATTCCTTGTATGCGATTACCTAATCTCAAATACAATGAAGACGCATTACTAAAAGAATTTACAGAACATATTGATCTATTTGAAAAATCAGATTGGGTACCAGACCAAAACAATTATATAGAAGATGAAAAAGATTTTAATCTTAAAGAAAGTGCATCAATACCATGGCAAATACTTAGACCAACACTAGGTGAAGAAGTAAGTGACATTACAGATGTATTTCCAGAAAGTGCCAGACTACAACAAGAACTATTAGACAATGGATGTTTTATAGGTATGACTTTTCTTGCTTGTTTACATGGAGAAAGTTTTGTTAGTCCACACCTAGATGATTACTGGACACAACATCCTTTACTAGCACCACAAAGAGGTATGACAAAAATATGGATTCCAATTGGATGGGAGCCAGGTAATTATTTTAAACTTGATCGAGTAGGTAATGTTCCAATTGATCAAGGTGCTTGGTTGTTCAATCCTAATTGTTTTACACATGCTTCAATCAATACAACTAAGAATCCAAGGTTTACAATAGCGTTCAATGTAGAAATTAGAGAGCCCGGAAAATTTACAAGGTACTTATAATGTTAGTTAACAAATTCAATTACGAAAAGATATCAAGAAACACAGTAGAAGGCAAACGTTTATATTCATTACCAGATGGCACAGCAGTTCCTAGTGTTACTACAATTTTAGATAAAACTAAGCCAAAAGAAAAACAAGAAGCACTTAATCGTTGGCGTAAGTCAGTAGGCGAAGCCAAAGCACGAGAAATAACCACAGAAGCCGCTAACCGTGGCACTCGTATGCACAAGTGGTTAGAAGACTATGTTGAAAACGATAGAAACATGGGACAACCTGGCACCAATCCCTACAGTCAACAGAGTTTTAAAATGGCAGAGCAGATAGTAGAACATGGACTCAAATATGTTGATGAAATGTGGGGCATTGAGGTTCCTTTATATGTTCCTGGACTATATGCTGGCACTACTGATGCTTGTGGTGTTTATAAAGGCAAACCCTGCATAATTGACTACAAACAGACTAATAAACCTAAGAAAACCGAGTGGGTAGAAGACTATTTCCTACAGTTAACAGCCTATGGTACTGCACACAACGAAGTACATGGTACTGATATCAAGTCAGGCACTATTCTTATGTGTTCAAAAGACTATGAATTTCAAACCTGGACTATTGAAGGTGCAGAATGGGACAAGTGGCAAGAACGTTGGTTTGAAAGAGTTGAGCAGTATTACAAACTTGCATAAATACTTGATAATAGAACAATAGGTTAGAAACATGGCTGTAATACAAATTTCAAAAATACAAGTACGACGTGGCCTACACGAAAACCTACCACAATTAGCAAGTGGTGAGATGGGATGGAGTGTAGATACTCAACGACTTTATATTGGTAATGGTACCTTAGCAGAAGGCGCACCTGAAGTTGGTAATACTGAGATAGTTACCACAAGCCGTGATATTCTAAGTATCATCAGAAGTTATACATTCAAAGGTACTGAGTCTGGTTACGAAAGCGTTACAGGGTCAGATGCTACACACCCAATATTAAGAAAGTTCCAAGATAAACTAGATGAATATGTTAGTGTAAAAGACTTTGGTGCTGTAGGTGACGGTACAACTGACGACACTGCGGCAATACAAAAAGCTATTGATCAAGTATATCCAGCCAGCAAATTTACAACTATTGCTACTAGAAGAATACTAGATATTCCTGCAGGCGAATATATTATTTCTAGCAACATTACTATTCCTAGTTATGCTCATATTAAAGGTGAAGGTCCTATGAGCTCAATCCTAAAACAAACGGGCGGATCAAACCCATTAATACAGTTTAAAGATGAAAATGGTCTGGTAGGTAATGCTATTACTGGAACAAATCCGTTCCAGATTTCTATAACAGACATTGGGTTAGAAACAACACAAGACAATCACTTGATAGCAATTGACAGTGCCAGTGATGTTAGACTAGAAAAAATGAGCTTTACAGGCAGTGTTACATTTGGTGGTGCTGGTACAGAAAAAGCAGGTATTAGAATTCAAGACAGTGTAAGTAAAACAGAACATATTTCAATTCAACACTGTGACTTTGCAAATGTGTCATATGGTATATATGGTACTGGCGACATAAGAAGTGTTACCATTGATCATTCTAAGTTTGATCATGTATATCATGGTGTTGTAGCAGATAAGAATTCAAGTAATGTTGCTCCAACAAGTATGACAGTCAGTAACAGTATCTTTAGTAGAATTAGTAACTACGGTGTTAAGTCTAACGATGGTAGTTCAATAACTTCAACTTTTAACTACTTTGGTGAAGTTGGATTTAGTGAATTAGCAGTTGAGTCAAGTGTATTATACTGGGGCAACAATGACAACTACAGTATTAGTGATAAATTTACTAGAGACGATGCAAACATAGCTCTATATCCATTAATTGAAATGGAAGACAATGGTAGAATAACTAGTCCAACAACTTCGCACTATGGTAGTCTAAATATCAACCCAGGTGCAATTGAAACACTAGCAGGTAATACAGCAGTAGCGGCAAACACAACAGTTTCATTTGATGAAGTATCAAGTGCAATTATCGATTATACTATGGTGCGAAACAATGAAACTAGAATGGGTAGTATGAAAGTCACACAAACAGGCGGAACCGCTTTCTTTGAAGATGACTATACAGAATCTACAGCATTAGGGGTAACATTATCATTTGATTCATACGGTAATGTTGCAGTCTTACAATACACTTCAACTAATACCTCACCAGTACAGGATACGACTTTCAAATTTAATATTCGAAACTTCGTATAATGTGGAATAATACTTTTTGGGAATTGCGTGTTAACGAAAGACTTAACATGTGGAAAGATTTCCGCAAGGAAATAGGTCAGTTATCTCTTGACAGTGCAGTCAGTGAAGTAGCCAATATGTGGGGTGGTGCTCCATATATCAATTATTATGTCAATCCAAACGATCCAAAAGAATGGCCAGATCCATGGACAATGTTAGCCGAAAATTACTATTGTGATCTTGCAAAAGCATTAGGAATATTGTATACTATATACTTTAGTGAACATAAAAATTCACACCCGGAAATACGTATATACTATGACTACAAAACAAAGGAAAGACACAATGTAGTTTGGTTAAAAAATGGGAAATATATTCTTAATTGGTGGCCATACGAGATAGTAAATACAAGTGATATAGAGAAAGAAACTGATGTAAAACTATTACACAGATATAAGGAAAAAGACTTAAATCTAGACAGATATTAATCAATCAAATAACAAAGAGGTTATCAAAACGTGAATGTTGATATTCAAGTAAAAAAGAGAAGTGGCAATTTAGTAAAGCTCGATCTTACCAAGTGGCAAAACCAAGTAGCTAAAGTCTGTCAAGGAATTGCTGACGTCAGTCAGTCAATGATTGAAATTAAAAGCCAACCACATTTTTATGATGGCATTACTACAAGAGAAATTGATGAAATAACTCTACGTGCTATTGTAGACTTAATTGATGTAGAACACGAACCAGAAGTAGGGCATACTAATTATCAATACGTAGCAGGTAAGCAACGCCTTTCAATGTTAAGAAAAGATGTATATGGCTCATATCAACCTCCCCGCCTCTACGACATAGTAAAAACAAATATTGCTACAGGATTATATACTCCTGATTTATTAGAGTGGTACACAGAAGAAGAATGGGACAAGATGGAAAAATTTATTGACCATTCTAAAGACGAAGATTATAGTTATGCCGCTATTGAGCAGATGATTGAAAAATATCTTGTGCGTAATCGTGCTACAAAAACAATTTATGAAACACCACAGATCCGTTATATGATAGCGGCCGCAACGGTGTTTCACAATGAAAATCCACAACAGAGATTAAAGTTTATTAAAGACTATTATGTCTGTGCTAGTGAGGGATTGTTTACACTAGCAACACCGGTACTAGCAGGCCTAGGTACTCCTACAAAACAATTTAGTTCATGCGTGTTAATTAAATCAGACGATGACTTAGATAGTATTTTTGCCTCAGGTGAGATGATGGCCAAGTATGCTAGTAAACGTGCAGGCATTGGTTTAGAAATTGGCAGACTACGTCCATTAGGAGCACCTATCCGTGGTGGAGAGATCATGCACACTGGTATGATTCCTTTCTTAAAGAAATGGTTTGGTGATTTACGTTCATGTAGTCAAGGTGGTATCCGTAACGCATCAGCAAGTGTATTTTATCCTATTTGGCATTATCAGTTTGATGACTTAATTGTACTTAAAAACAATCAAGGTACAGAAGAGACTCGTGTACGCCATATGGACTATGGTGTGTGTTTAAATGCGTTCTTTTGGAGACGTTTTAAAAATAAAGAAAATATTACTTTCTTTGATCCAAACGAAGTGCCAGATTTATATGAAGCATTTTATAATGACACTAAACTGTTTGAAGAACTGTATGTCAAGTACGAACGTAAAACTAGTCTACGTAAAAAGACTATGTCAGCTGAAGAAGTATTTAAATCAGGAATATTGAAAGAACGTACAGATACAGGTAGAATTTATCTTGTGTTTGTAGATAATGTTATGAATCAAGGACCATTTGATCCAAAACATCATACAATATATCAATCAAACTTATGTTGTGAAATCTTACTGCCCACTAAACCATTTAAACGTTTAGATGACGAAGAAGGAAGAATTGCTTTATGTACCTTAGGTAGTATCAACTGGGGTTCATTCCGTAACCCAGAAGACATGCGTAGAGCATGTAGAATTTTACAACGTAGTTTGTGTAATATCTTAGACTATCAAGATTTCTTAAGTATACAAAGTAAATTAAGTAATGACGAAATATCACCTTTAGGTATTGGTGTTACTAACTTAGCATATTGGCATGCTAAACGTAGTCTTAAGTATGGAGAATCAGAAGCATTACAAGAAGTTAAAACCTGGATGGAACATCAGGCATTTTTCTTAACTGAAGCATCAGTTGAACTTGCTAAAGAGCGTGGTGCTTGTACACATTCAGAATTAACTAGATACGGACAAGGAATATTTCCTTGGGAGTTAAGAGCTAAAGCTGTTAACAAACTAGCAGACTTTACTCCAACTAGAGAACTTGATTGGGAAGAACTAAGAAGTCAAATGAGACAGTATGGTGTACGTAATGGTACTTTAATGGCTATTGCTCCAGTAGAAAGTTCTAGTGTTGTTATTAACTCAACTAACGGTATTGAAATGCCAATGAGTTTGATTTCAGTTAAAGAATCAAAAGCAGGATCGTTTATACAGGTAGTACCAGAATATAATAGACTAAAAAATAAATATCAATTGATGTGGGAACAAACTGATTGTACAGATTATCTCAAAACAGCCGCCGTCTTGGCCGCTTATGTTGATCAAAGCATAAGTACAAATACGTTTTATAATCCAGCACATTTTAAGGATAATAAAATACCAACTACACTTATTGCTAAAAACCTAATGCAGGCACATCAGTGGGGACTAAAGACTTTCTATTACAGTCTTATCAACAAAGCGGGGTCTAAAAGCTCTGAAGCGGAAGAAATTGCGGCGCAATATCTTTCACAGAGTATAGGGACAAATTTAATTGAAGAAGAAGAAGATTGCGAGGCATGTAAACTATAATGAGTAAAGAACAATACGACCTAAAGAAAAAAACAGATTATTTAAATAGACAAATGTTCCTTGATCCACAAGGACCAGTAACCATACAAAGATTTGAAGAAGTAAAATACAACAAGGCAGTTAAACTAGAACAAACAGCAAGAGGTTTCTTTTGGGTACCAGAAGAAGTTTCATTAACTAAAGACAGTCAAGACTTTAAAGATGCTAGTGATGCAGTTCGTCATATCTTTACATCAAACTTATTGCGTCAAACAGCATTGGATAGTTTACAAGGTAGAGCACCAAGTCAGGTGTTTACTCCTGTTGTTGGCTTGCCAGAATTAGAAGCATTGGTTTATAATTGGTCGTTCTTTGAAACTAACATACACTCACGTTCATACAGTCACATTATTCGTAACATTTATAATGTACCTAAAGATATTTTTAACACTATCCATGACACACAAGAAATTATTGACATGGCCAGTGATATTGGCGACTATTATGACAAACTACATGTTATTAACTGTAAGAAAGAACTAGGACACAAGATTGATGAACAAGATCATGTCAAAGCAATTTGGTTAGCTCTGAATGCTAGTTATGGTCTAGAAGCATTCCGCTTTATGGTGTCATTTGCTACATCACTAGCTATGGTAGAAAATAAAATCTTTATTGGTAATGGTAACATTATTAGTTTAATTTTACAAGACGAATTACTACACAAAGAATGGACTGCTTGGATGATTAATCAAGTGGTTAAAGAAGATAAACGTTTTGCTAAAGTAGCAAAAGAGTGCGAAGCAGAAGTACAGAAAATGTACGAAGATGTTATTGCTGAAGAAAAGAAATGGGCTGACTATCTATTTAAGAAAGGACCTGTTATTGGACTCAATGAAAACATTCTTAAAGATTTTGTAGATTATACTGCGGTTAGTGCGTTAAAAGACATTGGTATCAAGTATTGGAACCCTGCTCCTAAGACAACACCAATTCCGTGGTTTAATAAACACAGTGATACAAGTAAAAAACAAACAGCATTACAAGAAAATGAATCAACTAATTATGTTATTGGCGTAATGAGTGAAACAGTCGACTATGATGCTTTACCATCTTTATAAGGGAGAAAAAAATGTTAAAAGTATTTTCAAAAACAAACTGTCCTTACTGCGACAAAGCAAAGCACTTATTAGAGTCTAACAATATTCCATTTGAAGTTGTTAACATTGAAGAAGATCCAGAACAAAGAGAGTGGTTGATTAATCAAGGGCATAGGTCAGTCCCACAAATTTATAAAGGTGATGATATCTTTGTAGAAGGTGGATATCAAGGACTAGCAAAATTATCACCAGAACAATTAAAAGAGGTAATAAATGCTTAATTCAAAAAAATATGAAAAGGATACTATTGTATCTTTCAAGATCGTCAATGGGGACGAGTTAATAGCAAAAGTTGTTGAAGAAACAGATAATGGTTACGTGGTTAACAAGCCATGTACAGTTGTACCAAGTCAGCAGGGGATTGGGCTAATGCAGAGTTTATTCACCGGCGACTTAGAAAATCATACTGTGACTCTAAGCAAAACACATGTTATGCTTTCAACAAGAACTATTAACGAAATGGAAAAACATTATATTAAAACTACAACTGGTATTGAAACTCCAGATGGTAGTGGAATTAGTATTGTTAAGTAGGTAACACAAAATGGCAGACTTAATCGCTACAGCTAGAAATGCAACAGTGGTTTCTGAAAATCAATATAACACTGTTGGTAAACCTAAAGGCAGTCTAACACCAGCAACTATGACTGCTATGATTGGCATACACAAAAGTGATGGTTCTGCTATTGACAAAGCACCTAACGTAAAACTAGTAGAAGATAAACTGGCCGCTATCGCCGCTGATGTAACAAACCCAAATCAAGCCGCGGCACAAACTGCACTAACTAATTTACAAAACGGTCAAGCAAAATTGTTTAACAAAAATGATTGTGGAGGATTTGGTTCTATTGTAGCACAGTGTGATAGTCATATCAGAGATAGTCATGACATCATGCTTACTCAACAAAATCTAGCAGGCACAGACTTTTCATCTTTTGGGCAAGGTGTAAAAGATATGGGCAGTATGGGTGACAGAGGGTTAACTAATTCATTTGGTGATTTGAAAGGTGCAGGAGCGGCCATTAATTCAACTGGTGGATTATTTAATGGAGTTGAAATAAAAAATCTAGGCACACCAGGTGGTATAGTTGAAGGACTAAACAATAACAAACTTGGTAATGCTACTGGGCTCAATAAAGCACTAAAAGACCAAGGTGTCAATCTTAATGACATACATAATCCTGCATATAAAGATAGAATTGAAGGAGTGTTAGGAAATATAAATGATCCGGCGGCACTTAATGCTAGTGCTGAGCAGTTTGGAACTGACCCATTTGCTGATTTACCAACATATTCAGGTAGTGATTCAAGTTTATATCAAACTCCAAGTTTTGGTGGTATACCAAGTTCACCATCATATAGTACATCGCCTGGTGCAACTTCATTATCGCAAAATCAAGCGGCAACATCACAACTTGGAGTTGGCGGATTTGATGCAGGTGCAACTGGATTTGGTGGCGGACAATTAGCTCAGCCTGGTGAAGGTGGCGGAGGAATACAAAGTCTTAAAGATCTAGGTGATCCTACAAAAACAGCCCCGCCAGCAGACTTAAAAGGATTAGACTTTGGTGGTATGGGAATTGAGTCAGCGGCCGGAGCGACTAATCCATTAAGTTCAATTGGAACTAAACTAGGTGACATGGGCGGCGGACGTATGATTAATGCTAGTGCGGCTCCTGGTATGTTTGGTGGTATTAAATTAGCAGAAACACCATTAAACAATGATGCACATCCTGATCTAAACAGCATGATGACTGACAGTACTCTGAACACTCAATTAGGTAATATGATTGGAATCAGTGGTTATTCAACATCAAGCAAGTTACCTACAGTAAGAGACATGTTAGGTCCTGTTGCCGGAAACGATGTCATTGATAAGATAGCCGCATCAGGCGGTGAGATGTCAGCTGAAGAAATTGCAGAAATTGAAGCCAGTGTTGCTACGTCAGTGGGGTTTGCTGATGCGGCCGGGATACAAGCAACGTCAGGCGCACGAACACAAAACCTAGCAGGTTCAATGGGCTTTGCTACAAACTTACACACTTACGGTAAAGACCTGTCAACTAACGGTACTGGTGGAGTACTGATGAGTATGGCTAACACAAGTACCAAATATGGAGAAGGCGTTAAAGCCAGTTTGATAGAAGGCAATAACAATAGAATATTTGCCGCAAATGGCCTACCACAACCATCAACTAATCCATTTGAAGGATTGCCAACATACGTAGACGATGACGGTAGTTTAAAAACTAATTCAGCGAGTAAACTATTAGGAGGCTAAATTGGATCTAAATCCAATACATGAATATGATCAATTGTACGATTGGTTAATTTCTTTGGCTTCAAAACAACTAACTAACAAAACGTTTACAAATCAACTTTCAAGATTTCTTAATAGAAAAGGACACCCAGTAAAAATAAAGCATTATAGTGGTTGTGAAATCTTAGATCCTGGTGATTGGGCATTTGGTGCAGAGTATGATGTTGAACTTGACGAACAAGGAAAAAAGCCCTTCAGAATAGACTATTTTAGTTGTTTAGACAACAAAAAACAGTGGAAAATGACAGAAAATAAGGCCAAAATTATGGCTTTGGATCTAGTTGAGACTCTAGTACACGAATACACACACCTTAAACAATTTAGAAGTAGAAAGTTTAAAGAATGTAAATTTAAACCACAACTGCACGGAAAGTCAGATAAAAAGCGTGATGAACAAGTATACCTAAGCAATCCTGATGAAATAGAAGCATACGCTGTAAACATTTCAGTACGATATTATATTGAAACAAAAAGGCTAAGTATTATTAAGCCTGAAGTAAACAAAGACTTTAAATCTTATCAAAAAGCATTTGGCAAAACACATCCAGTAGTTAAAGATCTTGAACAACAGGTTAATCGCAACATAAGACATCTAGAGGAGACAGGAGATGGCGCAGTTAAAAGAAGGCGGTTTAGAATGGGAAGAAGCAGAATTAGATCTCGCAGATGAAATCACTGATGAAGATTATGTTTTTGTTGTCAAACCAGACGGTTCAGTTAAATCAATCTTATTACCATCTATAGAAACTGATATGAGCGAAGGCATTCGTGATTTAATGGATTTCTTAGAAGATAAGAGTTCGTTAAGCTCAGCAGGACATACTCTACACTAGTTTTTTAATTCTTTAAAAAGTTTTATCAGTAGTCGTGTAGTTCTAGGACCTATTTCACCAATAGGCTCCAATCCATTGTCTTTTTGTAATCGGATTATTTCAGGTGCTGTCTTAGGCAACTTATCATATATCTTTGAATCCCAAGACTTAACTTCATGTTCATAGTTCCAATATGCCTGTCTAGTTAAAGGACCCATCTTACCATTGACAGGACGTATACCTTCTACTATTTGAAATACTTTTATTTTGTTTCGAGTGTTTAGATTAGGTAAGGGTATTTCACAGTAGTCGCCACGACCTCTTACTTTGCGTATCAGTCTACAGTCTTTACCTGTTAGCCCACTTACCACATGATCACTCAATGTCTTTCCTGTTTCCTTAACGCTAACA